GATGGTAATGAAAAGGAGATCACTGCTGGTTGGTATTGTACTGAAGATGGTAAGACTACCTCAGTTGCACACTGGTTAGAAGAAGATGACTTCAGATCTAATGGTGGAGTGATGAATCACGAAACTATTGAGACTATGGATAGAAGAAAGAAGCCTTTTACTGTAGACTATACTGGTTTTGGTTGGGTAATGATTAAGAATGGTGTATTTGAAAGTCTTGAATACCCTTGGTTTGCTCCTAAGATGCAAGTCTTTGAATCAGGTGCAGTACAAGATATGTGTGGAGAAGATGTATCATTCTGCTTAGATGCCAAAGAGAAAGGATATGAGATCTGGTGTGATCCTCGTATACGTGTAGGGCATGAAAAGACAAGGATAATATAGGGAACGACCTCTCCCCCAAAAACTCTCTCTATAAGCACCTTTAACGAGGTGCTTTTTTCATGCTAAATAGTCACTAAATAAGTTAAAATTTCCTTTTTAATGCCATCTCCACGGATAAGTAAGGGTTTTAGGGACTTGAGTATGTCACTTGAGGTAAATCCTATTAATTTAGACCTAATAACCATCAAAAATGAAACTGCTATTGCACGTTCCATAAGAAACTTGGTGTTTACTACTCCTGGTGAACGGTTTTTTAATCCAGACTTGGGTTCAAGAATCAAAGAAACTCTTTTTGAGAACATAGATTCTAGAACTTCTGCTGTACTTAAAGAAGAAATCACAACAACCATCCGAAATTATGAACCCAGAGTGGAATTGAGGAAGGTAGACTGCATTCCTGACTATAGCAACAACGCATATGACGTAAAAATTACGTATGACATTGTAGGAATTGACGTTTTACCACAACAATTAGAATTCGCACTACAGCCAACACGCTAATGGCACTAGTAAACTTTACAAATCTAGATTTTGACCAAATAAAAGTCTCTTTAAGAGATTATTTACGGTCAAATAGCAATTTTACGGACTATGACTTTGAAGGTTCTAACCTTTCAAGCATAATTGACGTTCTTGCATACAATACTTACATATCCTCATACAATGCTAACATGGTTAGTAATGAGGTTTTCATTGATAGTGCAACATTAAGAGAAAATGTTGTTGCATTAGCACGTAATATTGGTTATGTTCCTCGTTCTAGGACTGCTGCAAAGGCAATTATATCATTTTATGTCGATACAACAGGGTTTTCCACAAAACCTATTACATTAACACTTAAAAAAGGTGTAGTTTGTACTGCTAGTGAAGTATTTGGGACTGAAAGTTATGCATTTGCTATACCTGCAGACGTTACAGTACCAGTAGATAATAATGGATTTGCTAATTTTATAGATGTTGTGGTTTATGAAGGTACATATTTAACTGCAAATTTCATAATAGACTCTGAGAATCCCTCTCCACCTAAAAGGTTCATTTTAAATAATAATCATATTGATACATCTACACTTAGAGTAGAAGTTAGAGATACTCAAGCAAGTACATCTTCTAAAAAATACCTTCTTTCCGATAGTTTATTTGAAGTTACGTCTACTTCTCGTGTATTTTTCATTCAAGAGGTCGAAGATGAAAGATATGAGTTAATTTTTGGTGATGGAGTGTTTGGAGAAAAGTTAAAAACTTTAAATTACATAGAAACTTCATATATTAAGACAAATGGTGAGTCTGGAAACGGAATTTCTTCGTTTTTATTCAATGGACGCATCGTAGACAACAATAATAACCTTGTAAGTAACGGAATTTCACTTCTTAGTACTACACAACCGTCTGAAGGGGGTAAAGAAATAGAATCAATCGATTCTATCAAGAGTTATGCTCCTAGAATCTACTCTACTCAAAATAGAGCAGTGACTGCTTCTGATTATGAAGCACTTATACCTAAAATTTACCCAGAAACTCAATCTGTATCTGTTTTTGGTGGTGAAGAATTGGAACCACCTCAATATGGAAAGGTTTTTATCACAATTAAACCATTTTATGGTCCTTTTGTTCCCAATTCAGTCAAAGATAACTTAAAAAATAAGTTAAGAGGTTATTCTGTAGCAGGAATAGTCCCAGAAATCCTCGATCTCAAGTATCTCTACGTTGAGACTGACATAACTGCCTATTATAATGCAAATTTAGCACCTAGTGCTGATTTTGTAAAGACACTTATCTCAAATAACATCACTGATTATGCAGAATCGAGTGAAATGAACAAATATGGGGCAAAATTCAAGTATAGTAAGTTCCAAACTCTTATTGATAATAGTCATCAGTCTGTAACTTCTAATATTACGACTGTGGCAATGAGAAGAGACATGAGAGCAAGGTTAAATCAAGTCGGTGAGTATGAAATTTGCTTCGGAAACCCATTTTATATTAAAAATGCCAATTCTTACAACATTAAATCTTCAGGATTTAAGGTTTATGGTTTAAGTGATACTCTTTATATTAGTGATGTTCCAAATGCTGATATGCATAAAGGATCTTTGTTCTTATTTAAGTTAAATTCTCAAACTCAACCTTCTATTGTAAGAAGAAACATTGGAACAATTGATTATCATAAAGGTGAGGTCATGATCGATCCTATTAATATAACAAGTACATCCAAATCCATCCAAGGACAACCAATAGTTGAAATATCAGTTTGTCCTCGTTCAAATGATGTTATTGGATTACAGGATCTTTATTTACAACTAGATATTAATAGTAGTACGTTAAATATGTTAACGGATGATATTTCTTCAGGATCTAATCCTTCAGGAACATTATATAAATCTACACCAAGCTATATGAATGGCAATTTAGCAAGAATTTCTCCTGGTGACGGTATTGATATAACATCTTTACCAACATATAGTGTTTTAGGAGATTCTACAGCATCCACACCCTCGTACTAACCAATATAAATGGCCGATACTAGAGTCAAGATTAGTTCAGTTGTATCAAATCAACTGCCAGATTATGTAAAAGAAGATTACCCACTTGTTGGGCAATTTTTGAGTGAATATTATAAATCTATGGAAAGTCAGGGTCTGACTTTAGATCTTTTTAAGAATATTGACAAATATATCAAAATTGATGAATTAACAAATCTTGTAGACTCTACTACATTGACTTCTGATGTTGATTATGTTGACGATACTATTTCTGTTGACTCTACAAGTGGATTTCCAGAGTCTTATGGATTAATTAAGATTAATTCCGAAATTATTACATATAGTGGTATAACAACTAATACCTTTACTGGATGCTCTAGAGGATTTAGTGGAATTACTTCTTTTAGAAATCCTAATAGTCCTGATGAGTTAGTTTTCAACCAATCTGAAATATCTACACATTCTTTAGGAGATTCGGTTGGTAATTTAAGTATTCTTTTCTTAAAACAATTTTTCTCAAAAGTAAAATCTCAAATTACACCAGGATTTGAAGAAAGAGAGTTAGATACGGATGTAGATCAAAGAATTTTTATAAAACAGTCAAAAGACTTCTATACATCAAAAGGAACGGATGAATCTTTTGAAATTTTGTTCCGTGCGTTATATGGTGTTGATGTAGAAGTAATAAAACCAAGAGATTATCTTTTTGCGCCTTCAGATGCTCAATATCGAGTTTCTAAAGATTTAGTTGTTGAAGCACTAGAAGGTAATCCCGAAAATTTAGTAAATAGAACACTTTTCCAAGATTATAATGAGGGTGTTATTAAAGGTGCTAGAGGATCCGTAAGTGAAGTACAAAAAATACATCGTAATGAGAAAGATTACTATGTTATTAGTTTAGATTATGATTATGATAAAGATATTGAAGTAAGAGGATCTATATTCGGTCATTTTTCTATCCATCCTACTACAAAAGTAGTTACTCCTGTTTCTATAGGTTCTACTGTAATTGATGTTGATTCTACAGTAGGATTTAACACTTCTGGAACATTAGTTACAAAACATTCAGATGGAATCAGTACAAAAATAACTTATAATTCTAAGTCTCTTACTCAGTTCTATGGTTGTTCTGGAGTTACCAAAAATATTGATGCCAAACAAAATTTAAGAGTTGATGAATATGCATATGGATATGTTGGTGTAGGAACATCAAATTTATGCAAAGTTAGAATAACTGGTGTTACATCAAAATTAAATACTCGTGGATTACCTTCAGTTGAAGTTGGTGATGTTATTGAACCACAAGGATTGGGTATAGGGGTTACTAACGAAGCTGCAAATAATTGGTTCTTTAATATTGCTACAGTCTATAATATAAAATCTTTAAATTTATTAAATGCGTCTAACTCTACTTATAATGTTGTAACTTATGATAAGCACAATTTTGTGTTGGGTGATAAAGCTAATATCAAAACAACAGATGGTGTAAATCTAGTATGTAATATAACTTCTATTATTACTGATTATCAATTTACAATTAATGATCAAGGTATCTTAGATGTAAACAGATATTATACTATTGGAAAAATATTATCTAAAGCAAATGTAGAAGATTATCCTGAGTTAATCCATCAAAGCACTAATGTCGAAAACATTTATACTAAAGAAAGTTCATTATATTTAAGTTCACCTTCTTTACCATCATATCTTAATGAACCATTGGATACTACTGATAGATCAGTAGATCTTACAGGAATTTTTAATGGAGAAAATATAGAAATTCTTGATACACAAGGAGTAGGAGTTGCTCATGGTTTATATACTGGAGATTCTATAACCTATAAACCTGGTGAAGGAACAAATAAATTAAACATTACTGAAGGTGTATATTTTGCTAAAAAAATTAGTAGAAGTGTATTTAAGATTGCTAAAAGTAGATCTAATATCTACAGTGGTAAATTTATTACAGTAACAGGAAATGTAACTGCTAATAAGTTTGAATTAACAAAATTTGCAAACCAAAGACTAAAATCCCAACAACTTATTAGAAGATTAGTAAATCCTATTACTTCTTCAATTAAAAGTGAAACGAAAGTAGGACAAACAGGAATTTTAATTAATGGTGTTGAAATATCAAATTACAAATCAAATGATTCTATATTTTATGGTCCTATTGAAGAAGTATCTGTTGTTAGTGGGGGAAATGATTATGATGTAATAAATCCTCCTATTTTAACTATTACTGATTCTGTGGGAGCAGGATGTTCTGCTTTTTGTTCTGTTGAGGGTTCTTTAAAGAGAATTGAAATCTTAGATGGTGGATTTGATTATACTGATGAACCTATTATTACTATTACAGGTGGTAGTGGTAAAGGAGCAAAGGCAAGTGCTAAATTAGTTTCTACAGAACACTCTGTTGAATTTAATTCAGTACAAAATGCTGGATTAGTAAATTTATCTAATAATACAGTTGCATTTTCAACTTTCCATAAATTTAGAGATGGTGAGAGTGTTATATACCAACCAAATGGAGAGACTGCTGTAGGGGGTCTCACAACGTCTGCAGCATACCATGTTTCCGTCAAAGATGCATTTACCATATCACTACATAACACCCTTCCTGCTGCCACTTCGGGCATATCTAGTGTTATCTTAACATCTTATGGAACAGGTAATCAGAATTTTAAATCTACTAATAGTAAGAAAGTCATTAAGTCTATTAGTATCGGTAGTTCTGGATCTGGATATACTAATCAAAGAACTACAACAAATATATCAGGTATTAATACATCTAGCAATATAATAACTATTAATAATCATGGATATAATAGTGGAGAAACAATTTTATATACTCCTAAAGGAATTGCTGTAGAAGGTTTAACAAACACAAATTATATTGTATCGAAGATTAGTGATCATTCATTTAGATTATCAGAAGTTGGAATTGGATCTACTGCACCTGATTTCTACCATAATAACGATAAGTTTGTTGATTTAGTATCTGTTGGTTCTGGTACTCATGAATTTAATTATCCACCAATTTCAATAAAGGTAGAAGGAACTATAGGAGTATCTACATTAACTGGTCAAGATTTCAATGCTGTTATTCAACCAATTTTTAGAGGTCATATTAAATCTGTATTTGTTGAAAATGGTGGATTGGGATATGGATCTTCTGATATATTAAATTATAATAGGCAACCAGTCTTTACTTTAAAAACTGGATCTTCTGCTCAATTAAAACCAATTATTTCAAATGGTAAAATATCTGAAGTTCTAGTTCTAAGTTCTGGTTCAGGATATAATACTCCACCAACTTTAGAAATTAGAGGATCTGGTAAAGGTGCTGTTTTAACTCCAGTATTAAATGCTGGTGTTATTGAATCAGTTAAAGTTGTTAGTAATGGACTTGGATATAATGCAAAAGATACTACTGTTATCGTAACTGCTTCTGGATTAGAATCTCAATTTGAATCAAGATCGAAACAATGGATTTTTAATTCTTTTGAAAGATTGGTTAATGGTGAACATATATCAAAGGATGATGGATTTCTTACAGAAGGTATTAATTCAGATTTTGAAATTGAATACACTCATTTGTATTGTCCACGTAAATTAAGAAGATCTGTTTATTCTAAACAAGTTATTGATGGTAGTCCATCCAATTTTGTTGATCTTTCTCTTGAAAATGATGTAGAGGAAGATTCTGCCTATCATTCTCCAATTTTGGGTTGGGCATATGATGGAAATCCCATATATGGTCCTTATGCATATCAGACTCCTACTGGTGGATCTATTAAGATTATGAAGTCTGGATACACTACAGGTGTGGTATCATATAGACCCAATCCATTTGACGAAGCTGGAGGTCGTTTATATCCAGATGGGTCTTTTGTTGAAGATTATCAATATACTGCAAGTGGTGATTTAGATGAACATAATGGAAGATATGGTATAACTCCAGATTTTCCAAACGGAACTTATGCATATTTTGCTACTGTAGATTCTGACTCTATTGATTCTCTAAAAGCTTTTAAAAATTATAGAAGACCTCAGTTTCCATATTTTATAGGAAATACCTTCAAATCAAATCCAATTGAATTTAACTTTGACAGATATTCAAATCAAAAGGATTTGGATATTAATGATGGAAAATATTTAAGAAATACTACACCCTATGGATTTTTAGATGGAAATACTACTTATGATTATTTGATAGATCCATCACATGAGCATAAACAAAAAACTATTGTTACATCAACTTCTGAAGGAAAAGTAGAAGCTATAGGAATAGTTACAGGAGGATTTGATTATGCTGTAAATGATAATGCAATATTTGATAATGTTGGATCTGGTGGAGCTGGAGCTATTGCAAGAGTTGCTGCAGTTTCAGGAAAAGAAATTCATTCTATAAATGTTGCTAGTACTCGTATATCTAATGTTGAATTTGCTCCTTATAATCAATTTGGAGCAGTTATAGGATATTCAACACTTCCTCATGGACTTAAGAATAAAGATTTTGCTACTATTAGTGGGTTATCTACTAATGCTTATCTTAGAAATAATAATATAACTCAGATAGGAATAAACACTAGTAGATTTATATTAGCAAATGAAATTGGTGATGTAACTGCAACTGGTATTACAACTTATTTTCCTATTGCTAGTGGTCAATTATTTTTCCCATATGTTAGAGAAAATGATATTCTTGGTATTGGAACAGAAAAAGTTAAAGTCTTAAAAGTAGATAGTGATCAAAGTAGAATTAGGGTTCTTAGGGGTGCTGAAGGAACAGCAAGTCCAGCACATCCAACTTATTCTAGACTAAATCAAAATCCTAGAAATTTTGTTTTCATTGAAGAAAATAATCAGATTGTTGATTCCAATTATCAGTTGAACAATGAAGTATATTTTAACCCAATAGAAACTTTAGGTATAGGAACTGCACCTTCTAACGTTGGTGGTGGACACACTGTAACAATATCAGATCCAGGAATTGGAGCTAGTCAAGTAACACTTTTTAGAACTAATATGTTCATTCCTAATCATGGATTGAACACAGGTGATGAGATTATATACAATGCAAATGGAGGATCACCTATTGGTGTTCAAACCTTTAGATCTGATGGGATAGCAGCAGGACAGCCATTTACTTTATCTAATAATCAAAAATTATATGCAGTCAGAATGACTGACTCAGTGCTTGGTATTTCTACTTTTAGAGTTGGTTTGTCTACTCTAGGTTATTACCAATCTCAGGATGGTGATAATTCTAAAGAACCATTAATGCTTACTGGTATTGGTACTGGAACATACCATAGTTTTACAACAAATTACCCAAATGTAATCTCAGGTGAAGTTGTTCAAATTGATGCTACTGTAGCAACAGCTTCTACTCATGGTATGAACATTAATGATCGTGTTCTGATTGATGCTTCACTTGGTTTTACTACTACAATAACAGTTGCTTATAATGATTATAATAGAAGATTGGTAATTAATCCAAAGAACTTTGTTTCTAGTAATGTATCAGTATTGAAAAATACAATTACTATAACCAATCATGGAATGTCTAGTGGTGATAAAGTTATTCATACTGCTAGTACTTCTTCTGGTGGTCTTAAAGACAATCAAATTTATTTTGTATCAGTTATTGATAAAAATACTATAAGTCTTTGCAATGATCATTACGAATCTATAAAATTTAATTCTGCTGTTGTAGATATCACAAGTGCTTCAGCAGGAACTATAAGTCCAATTAATCCTGCGATTTATGTTAGAGCGAATCAAACTGTTTACTTTGATTTATCAGATTCTTCTTTAGCATTCCAAAAAAGTGGTGTAAATTATCCTGCTTTTGATTTTAATCTTTATTATGATAATGAATGTACAAATATTTACAGTAATACAACTAATAATGCAAAATTCAATGTTACTAAGTCAGGAACAGTAGGAGTTACTGCTGATGCTAATTTAAGTTTTCAAATTACAAAAGCAACTTCTAGAAAGTTATATTATGGTATGGATCCAATAAATCTTGATTTATCTGCAGATGTTAAAAAAGAAATAATAAAGGATTTTGAAAATGTACGAGATGCGAAGGCATTAACAACTAAAAATAGTATTTTCAATCAAAATTTTAATATTTCTGGAATTGGATCTACTACTTTCAGTTTTAATTTATTTAATGAACCTGAAAAATCTCTTTATACTCCAGAAGATGGTAAATTTACCTATATGACTTCTTCAAGAACTGCTCGTGGACCTATAGGTTTAGTAGCAGTTAAAAAGGGTGGTGTTGGATATAATAAACTTCCTGGTATCGATGGGGTAAAGACTTTAGGGGTAACTACTTCAAAGGGATATGGGGCAGTTTTACAACCCAATAGTACTTCTATTGGTCAGATTAAGAGTGTAGATATTCAGGATATTGGATATGAATATTCTGTAGATAAAACATTACAACCTAAAGCTTTATTACCTCAGTTAATATCTGTAGATTCTTTCTACTCGTTGCAACATGTTGGAGTTACTTCAGTTGGTAGTTATTATACTACTGCACCAGATTTAGTTGTTTTGCACGGAAATACCAAATTGCCAGTAGATGAAGTAGTTTTAGAATATACTTTAGGAAATTCTCATGTAGGAATTGTAAAAAATACAACTTCATTAAGCAAAGATGTTCCTAATATTATTCCAGTTAATAATTCCAATGGAATTCTAATTGATTCTATGGATTATAATCTAGGGACTAAAGATGTAACTGTGACTATAGGTGCAAGCTTTAGTAATCCTTCTGATTATCCATTTGCAGTAGGTGAAAGTGTTTTAATTGAGAATGTTAGTGTTGGTGTTGGAACAACAGGTAAAGGATACAATTCAAAAAATTATAGTTACAAACGATTTAAGATAACTGCTACAGATCCTAATATTGGTGGAAACTTAGGAACTATAACTTATAGTTTACAGGATTCGATTTTTGGTGGAGATATTCCTGGTAATTTTGATGCTGCTAATTCTTCGGGAAGAGTAATACCCGAAAAATGGTTCCCTATATTTGGGATAGAAATGACATCTAATAATTTTGAGAAAGGAGAAATAATTACGTCAAAATCAGCATCTGGAACTGTTCAATCTTGGAATGGAAAATCTGGATCTTTAAAAGTATCTTCTCCAAGATTATTTAATGTTGGTGAAATATTAATTGGAGAATCTTCAAAAACTGAAGGTATCGTAAATGAAAGATTATCATATAATTCCCAATATGATATTGATGCTTCTTCTGTTGTTAAAAAAGGATGGAAACGTGAGACAGGTTTCTTAAATAACAACTTGCAAAGATTGCATGATAATAATTATTATCAATATTTCTCATATGCACTAAAATCAACTGTTCAGTTGGATAAATGGGATGAAGCTGTTTCTTCATTAAACCATACTGCTGGATTTAAGAAATTTAGTGATTTAATTGTTGAAAATGATATTACGCAAAATAATCAAAGTGTTGGTCTAGGAACAACTCAAATAGGTAGAGTTGATTCAATAGCACTTTTAGATTCAGTGATCGATATGAACACTGTTCCTGATTTTGATTTAGTGACGGAGAAAACTCTAAAAGTTGACGAAAATACTGTTGTTTCTGATGAAATTGTATTTAAAACTAAAATACTTCAAGATTATATTGAATCTATTGGTAATAGGGTCTTATCTATAGATGATGTAAGTGGAAACTTTAATGATTTGCCAAGAACTGATAGATTTGCTCCTGTAGATTTATTCCCACTAACTTCTGCAAGACATAAAAAATATATTGCATATATTCAAGATAATAGATTTGGTGATGAAAGACAAGTTTATATTATTTCTCTTTTACATAATAGTTCAACTGCGATGCTTAATCAGTATGGTGGAGTAGCTAGTTATGCTGATCTTGGAACTTTTGATTTTGATATTTTAGGTGATGAAGGAAGACTATTGTTCTTCCCCAAAAAGTATCGTGTAAATGATTATTTTGTAAGTACTTTAGCATTTAATATTGGAGATTCTGTTGCTGGAATAGGTTCTACTGCTTTTGGTGATATGGTTAATGTTGGTAGTGCTACTTCAACTGTTGGGTTGGGAGTTACTACTGCTGTAAACATTGTAGGAATAGCAAAATCTTACAGGTCTGCAAAAATAACTGTATCGGCAGCTGCAACTAATTCAGCATATCAATATTATGAAGTGGATGAGTTAACTATGGTTCATGATGGAACTAATGTTGAACTTATGGAGTATGGACAAGTATCTTCTGATATGCCAGCTAGTCCTTTAGGTTCTGCTGGAATTGGAACATATGGAGCAACTTTATCTGGCAATTATGTCAATATTAGTTTTACTCCTAATGCAGGTGTAACTACTGCAACAGGATATAATATTAATAGTTTAAAAATTGCAATCTCAGATACTGTTTCTTCTGGAGTAGGAACTCATGTATTTAATACTGGTATAATAGATTCTAAACAAACATCAATTGCTGCTTCTGGATCTCCTACAGAGCATGTCATCGCAGAATATTCAGATGCTTATAGAAGTGCTTATTATTTTGTAAGTGTTGAAGATACTACAGTAGGTCAATATCAAGCATCCGAAGTATTGGTTGTTAATGATTCAAGTGAAGTTTATCTTACTGAATACGGTGTTGTGCAGTCACAAGGAAACTTAGGTGATTTTGGTGGTAATATTACAGGTGCAGGAGTAAGACAATTAACATTTAAACCATTAGCAAGTAGAGATGTTCAAGTAAGAGTTCTTCAGTGTGCAGTGGGAACTGTAAATGATTCTGTTACTGATAATACAATCGACTTTACTAACGCATCTATTGATACAGGTGAAGGTGAGTATTATGGAACAGAAACTGATGTAAAACGTGCATTTGAACTTAACCACAAACAGTTGCCAATATTTAAGAGAAACTTCTTAGGTGCTACATCTAGTGTTGTTGATGTAACAAACAATAAGGTCTTTATACCAGATCATTATTTTGTGACTGGTGAACAATTAACATATGGTCATTTGGGTGCAGGTACAAGTCAGGCAATTAGTATTGCATCAGCAAATATTCCAGGTGTTGGAATTACTGATAAACTTCCATCAACTTTATATGCTATTAAATCTGATGATTCTAATTTAAAGTTTGCTGCTACTGCTGAAGGTGCATTAAAGTCTACACCCGAAGTTTTAGATATTACTTCTGTAGGAATAGGAACTTCTCATTCTTTGACTTCTAAAAATGCTAATAGTAAGGTCTTAATTAGTATTGATAATGTTATTCAAGCTCCATTAGTTGCCAGTGCTGTTACTACAAGTTTAAATGGTAATGTTGATTATAATATAGACAATATAACTCTTACTGGAATAACGTCTATATTTGGTGGAGATCTTCTGCAAATTGATGATGAAATAATGAGAGTTGATCAAGTAGGATTTGGTGCTACTAATAGATTGAGAGTTAAGAGACCTTGGATGGGAACCCAACTTTCAGCACACGATGCTGATGCTGTGGTAACTAAAATTAATGGAGGATATAATATTATTGGAAATCATATTAACTTCTATACTGCACCAAAAGGATTAACTCCAATAAGCACTACTGCTGCTTCTCCCGATGATATTTCTTGGACTGGAATAGCAACTCATTCCACCTTTAACGGAAGATCATTTATGAGATCTGGAGTGCCTGGTACTGCTGATGAACCATATTCTAAGAATTATATCTTTGATGATATATCTTCGGGATTTACTGGATATAGCACTGAATTTACTTTAAAATCTGGTGGATCAAATGTTGCTGGAATATCTTCGGATAATGCTATTATATTAATAAATCAAATTGCTCAAGGACCATCTAGACATAGTGATCCTATTGATGTTATAAGCAACTACACATTATCAGAAAATGCAGGTATTACCAGTATTCAATTTACTGGATCTGCTTCTTCAGTTACATCAGATCCAAATACCGCAACTGTTCCTGTTGGGGGAATCATTATATCCGTAGGATCTACTCAAGGTTTGGGATATCAACCTTTAGTTGCTGCAGGTGGTACTGCTATAGTTTCTGGACTGGGAACTATTAGTTCTATTTCTATTGGTAGCAGTGGTTCTGGATATAGATCAGGAATCCAAACAACAGTTAATGTTGGTGTTAAAACTTTAAGTATGGGTACGCCAAATATTGAATTTATTGGAACTGCTGCAGTTAGCAATGGCAATATTGTTAGTGTAGCTATTACTAATCCAGGTGCTGGATATACTACAACTAACCCACCAGAAGTCGTATTTGATCTTCCTTATTCTTATACAAATATTCCATTAGTCTTTAGTGGTAGTGGAAATGCAGGATTGGGAACAGAAGCAACAGTTGACATTGTTGTTGGTATGGCAGGTAGTGTTATAGACTTTGCTCTCAATAATCAAGGATCAGGTTATGGTCAGGAAAATATTTTAACCATAGGTGTTGGGGGAACAGTTGGAATTCCAACTGATTCTACTCTTGGAGCATCTTTCAAAGAATTTCAACTTACAGTTGAAAAAACTCAAACTAATACTTTTGCTGGTTGGACTTTAGGTGATTTCTTAGTTCTAGATGACTTTAGTAATTTGTTTGATGGAAATAGCAAAATATTTGCTATAAAATTAAATGGAGTTCAAAAAACTATTAAATCTAGAACTGGTTCTCCTGTAAAAGTTGAAGATACTTTATTAGTCTTTATTAATGATATCCTTCAAATTCCTGGTGATGGTTATGTCTTTGATGGAGGAAGTTTCTTAGAATTTACTGAAGCACCTAAAGTTGGTGATAAAGTAAAATTATTATTCTATCAAGGAACAGGTTCAGTTGACGTAAAAGACGTTGATATATTGGAGCAAATAAAAGTTGGAGATCTTGTTCAAATAACTGACGATACAATTCAATATAGAGAAGATGAAAGATTGGTCACTAAGATCAATGCTACTGATAGTATTGATACTAATACTTATGGTGGAAGAGGGATCAATGAAGATGAGACTTATGTTAGACCAATTACTTGGTCTAGACAAACAGAAGATAAATTTATTGATGGAGTTTCTGTAACTAAAGATAGACCTTTATATGAACCTTTGATTTATCCTACTACTAATTTGATTCAATCTGTTGGTTTAGGTTCTACAGTTGCATTTGTTGAGAATGTAAGAACTATTTTTGATAATAATAAAGAGAATCAAAGTAATAAAAATAGTATAAGAATCATCTCACAAGATTCTGTTGTCGCTGCTTCTGCTACTGCTGTTGTTTCTGGATTTGGAACTATTAGTTCTATTCAAATTTCTAATGCTGGAACAGGATATACTGGTGCTCCATCAGTAACTATTGGAAATCCTGTAAGTACTGCATCTAGTTTGAGAGCATCTGCTACATCCACTATTTCTGCTGGTGTAGTTAATTCAATTACTGTAACCACACCAGGTACTGGATATACTTCTTCCAATCCACCAGAAGTTTTAATAGCAGAACCTAAGACTTCTGGTTACATAGAAGAAATAACAAAAGTTTCATATAGTGGTGATTTTGGTGTAATTTCTGGAGTATCAACTACTACTGTTGGAGTAACTACTGGAATAGTATTTGATCTATTACTTCCTAGTGATTCTTTATTCAGAGATGTTGATGTTGTAGGAACTGCTATCACTGTAAGTGGTATACAGGCAGGATACTATTTTGTAGTATCTAACTCTAATATTGGTAACGGAGTTACTTCATTAAATAGTGCTGGTGCTGTGGTTGGTTCAGGAAGTAGTTTCTTGGATAATATATATGAAGTAGCATCGGTTTCTATTGCTCAAACCAATGCTGTTGCCATAGGACAAACTTATGTTGCGAAAGTTACAGTAAGTGTTCAAAATTATAATGGACTTACTGGTTTAGGTCATAGTGAAATATTCGGTGATTATTCTTGGGGTAGAATCTCCATAAATAATAGATCGAAAAACAAAGTATTTAATTCTTACAACAATGGTTTATTGGGTATCTCCACTTCACCAATTGTCGAAAGAGTGATACCTTTGAATTCTACTAATTATAACGAATAAATAACTAAAAAAATAGTAAACAATGTCCGCCATTATAACTGATCAGCTTAGAATATTGAATGCTAGGAATTTTATTTCTGGTGTGACTTCTACTACTAATTCTTATTATTCTTTTGTTGGTCTACCTAACCCAAATAATTATTCTTCTACGTGGGATTCAGATCCCCCTGCTCCTAAAGATAGTTTTGAGCAAGAAGATGACTATTGGGATACAATGGTTGCTTTGAAGAAGATTTCTCCCAGTGACGTTAGGCAAGTAGTTAGTAAAACTTCTTGGATTTCTGGTACAACATATGATATGTATAGAGGGGATATCAGTAGGACAAATACATCTCAACCATCAGGTTCAACTAATCTATATTCTGCTAATTATTATATTGTAAATGAAGATTTTAAAGTTTATATTTGCCTTCAGAATGGAACTGATCCTGAGAATCCAAGTGGAAGACCTTCACTAGATGAACCAGCATTTACTGATTTAGAACCAAGATCTGCTGGTGATAGTGGTGATGGTTATATTTGGAAATATCTTTATACTATTAAACCAAGTGATATTGTAAAATTTGATTCTACTAATTTTATGCCAGTTCCAATAGACTGGGATACTAATACTTCTGATGCATCGGTTAGAAATCATGCATCCACTAGTGGTGAATTAAAAATAGTTACAGTTGTCAATAGGGGAGTTGGTTTAGGAACTGCTAATAGAACTTACACTAGAGTTCCTATTTACGGTGATGGTGAAGGTGCTGAATGTACAGTTGTTGTTAACAATGACTCTAAAGTAGATACAGTTACTATTTCTAAGGGTGGATCAGGATATACTTATGGAACTGTAGATTTAGCAGGTGGTAGTGTTCCGACAGGAAGTACTTCTCCTATATTCAATGTTATTATACCACCTGAAGGTGGACATGGTTCTGATATATATCGTGAATTGGGGGCAAATAAAGTCTTAGTTTATTCTAGAGTTGAAAATGATACAGAAAATCCTGATTTTGTTACTGGTAATCAAATAGCAAGAGTTGGTATAGTTGAAAATCCTAAATCTTTTGGATCTGTTTCAAATTTAAATTTAGATAAGGCTAGTGCAGCTTATGCATTAAAATTAGTTGGTTCTGGATATAGTACTGCAACATTTAATCCAGATAGTTTTGTCACCCAAACAGTTGGGTTAGGATCTACTGCTGTAGGAAGAGTAATTTCTTATGATAAGAATACTGGAGTATTAAAGTATTGGCAAGATAAAAGTCTTGTTGGATTCAATAGTGATGGTTCATTAAAAACTGATCCTACATATGGGTTTGAATTGCACAGGTTTACAGCAACACCTGCTGCTACTGGAACTATAACCATCTATGGTGGTAGTACCAATTTAGGTATTGATACTGGTTATACTGGTTATACTACCTCAATAAATAATAGAACATATAACCTTGGTCAGTCATTCTCCTTCGGAGTGGCTAATCCAGAAGTTAAAAAATACTCTGGAAATGTAATATATGTTGACAATAGACCTGCTATCACTAGGTCTTTAAATCAAAAAGAAGATATCAAAGTAATTTTGCAATTCTAAAGAATCATGCCCCAGGAAACTAATCTCAACGTCGCTCCTTACTTTGACGATTATAGTCCATCGGACAATTATTATAAGGTTTTATTTAAACCTGGATTTCCTGTACAGGCTAGAGAATTAACTGGCTTACAGTCAATTCTTCAAAATCAAATTGAACGGTTTGGAAACCATATTTTTAAAGATGGTAGTTCAGTAACTGGTGGTGGATTAAAATATAATAATGCATATCCTGCGGTTAGGATCAATACGGAATATTCTGGAGTAGCACTTACTGCATATCTTAATGATTTATTAGAAGCAAGAGTAGTTGGAAGTAAGTCAGGTGTAAGGGCAAAAATAAAAGCATATCTTAACTTAAATGCTTTTCCTGGTGAACCATATACTTTATTTGTGGAGTATTTGGATCCTTCTATTGATGGAGAAAGGGCAGTATTTTTGGCATCAGAAACTCTTTTAATTGAACGACAAATATCTAATAAAAATGTTATTATTCAAGAAGGAGAAGGTGTTGCTACAACAACTGCAATTGCACCAACTTCTTTCGGATCTGGATGTGTTTTATCAAAGGGTGTTTATTTTGTAAGAGGACATTTTATTGATATTCCAGAACAATCAATTATATTAGAACCTTATAGCACTACTCCAACGTACAAAATTGGATTAGAAGTTTTAGAAGAAGTTATAAACTCAGATATTGATAAAGATTTAACTGATAATGCATCTTCATTCAATAATTATACTGCGCCTGGTGCAGATAGATTAAAAATAAGAGCAATTTTAACTAAAAAGAATGTAAATTCCACTCAGGCGGATAATTTTATAGAGTTGATGGAAGTTAGAGAAGGAGTTATTGCTTCTCAAAAAATTAATCCTGATTATAATAAACTAGAAGAAGAATTTGCCAGAAGAACATTTGATGAGTCTGGTGATTATTATGTTATTCCATTTAATGTTCAACCCAAAGAGACTTTAAATAATTACAAAGGAAATAAAGGTATATTTAATTCTGATCAATTAACATACAATAATAGTGTTCCAGCAGAAAATCTTGCAACATATAAGATTTCTCCAGGTAAAGCATATGTCAAAGGTTATGAGGTAAATATACCAACAAACCAGTTTCTTGATTTTCAAAAACCAAGAACTCAAAAATTATTAAAAGATCAGAGTGTAAATTATTACACTGGTCCAACTTTTGCTTTAAATAGAGTTAATGGATCTCCTAAGATAGGTATAGGAACTGATTATACTATTAGTTTAAGAGATAGCAGGATTGGTGTAACTTCTACAACTGCTGCAGGTAATGAAATAGGATTAGCAAGAGTTTATGATTTTGCTTTAGAATCTGGATCATATGATGCTATAAATCCCAATCTTAATACATGGGATATTGCTTTATATGATATCCAACCATACACATATCTAGAACTTAATACTCCAACAACTTTAGCTCTTCCGCAGCATGTTAAAGGAAAATCAAGTGGAGCTACTGGTTATTTAAGATTTGATGTCAATACTGGCACAGCAATGACAGCATATAATGTGAATGGAAAATTCATACAAGGTGAACAATTAGTTTTTAATGGGATTGAGAGTGGGAATATTCTTGGAGTAACAACTGCATATACCTCTAGTGATGTTAGATCATTATATGGAACAGTTGGAACTGCTAATACATTTAATGCTGACGTAAAACAAAGTGTTCATTCTACTTTTGGCACAGTTAATATTACAGGTGTTAGTGGTGGAGTTTCTACTGTTACAAGTACAGATGCTACTAAGTTCTTTACTGGTATAGCAACTGTTGGAAATATTGTAGAGTTTCAATATTCAGGATTAGCTGATCCACTATCTCCAGCATATGCACAAGTTGCTTCTGTATCCCAACATTCATTGGTTATTACTCCTGTTACAAGCGTAACTGGAATCAATAACGGTGTATTGCCACCTGCAGATACTGAAACCTTTTTTAATATATTAGGATCAAAATTTGAATTTTCTACTGATAATACATTATACACTGCTCTTCCTAAAGATAAAGTAGCAAGTGTAGATTTAACTAATGCAAATCTTGTCATAAGAAAACAATTTGATGTTACAATTACTGATGGTTCTACAAATTCAATACCCAGTGGAAGTGCTAATGAAACATTTTTACCATATGATGAAGAAAAATATTGTTTAGTAAGAACTGATGGAAGCACAGAATCTTTAAGTACTGATAAATTTTCATTTACTAATGGATCTCAAACATTAACAATTAACGGTTTGTCTGGAATTGGTCCTGCAAAATTAATTGCTACTCTTAGAAAGATCAATGTTAAAGAAAAGATTAAGACAAAAAAGAAAATTAATATACTTTCTATAGATTCTTCTAAGTATTCAGCTTCTGGTACAGGACAAGCAACATTAAATGATGGACTTACATTTGGTTCTGTTTATGGAACTAGAGTTCAGGATGAAGAAATTTCATTGGGAGTTCCTGATGTAACTAAAATTTATGGTGTTTTTGAGTCTTCTAATGCAAATGATGTAACTTTTCCTCGTCTTACTTTAATTTCTATTAATAGTGATAGTGCTAAGACTGGAGATTTGTTGGAGGGTGAAGAATTTATAGGTAAATCTAGTAAGTTTGTTGGTGTTTATATTGGAAAAGTTAACGATGGAACTGTTAATTACATTGCTTTGAATGACAAAAAACCAATTTCTGGAGAAGTTATAACCTTTAGAGAGTCTGGAATTACAGCAACAATTTCTGGTGTTTCTTTGGGGTCAGATAACATTACTGAAGAATTTAATTTTGATAATGGTCAAAGAAATACAATATATGATTATTCTAGACTAGTAAGAAAGGCAGCATATAAAGAACCTTCAAAGAAAATGAAGATAGTATTTGAGTCTGCATATTTCTTAACTTCTGATAATGGAGATATTACAACAGTAAATTCATATGATGACTTTAGTTATTGTAGTCTACCTACAGTCAATAATACAAAGGTATGTGAAATAGTTGATATTAGACCAAGAGTATCTGATTTTTCTGGTACTTCTAGATCACCATTTGAATTTTTAGGAAGAATATTTACTCAAGATGGAAATTCAGCATCAAATATTTTAGCATCAGATGAATCATTTATTTTAGATTATTCTTTCTATTTACCAAGGAGAGATAAAATTTTCCTTACTAAAGACGGTGTTTTCCAATTAGTTAAAGGTATTCCTGCAGAAACTCCAGAATTACCAAATGATATTAATGGTGCTTTATTAATTGCATCTGCATCAATTCCTGCATATCTTTGTAATGTATCAGAAATTAATTTAAATCTTTCTGATCATAAAAGATATAGAATGCGTGATATTAGAAATTTAGAAAGAAGAATCAAAAATCTAGAGTTTTATACTTCACTATCTCTTTTAGAAAGTTCTACTGCAAATTTACAAATTCAAGATACTGACGGTCTCAATAGATTTAAATCTGGATTTTTTGTTGATGATTTCTCTAATACTAGAACTCAATTAAAGAAGACTCTTGTAAAAAATAGTATTGATATTAGGAATTCTGAGTTAAGACCAGCTCCACATACAACAGAGCTTGATCTTGCTCTTGATCCATTAACTAATGGCATAAAGAGAAGTAATAGAGTCTTATCATTAAATTATAATGAATTAGTTGCTGTAACACAACCATATGCATCAAGAGTTGAAAATGTTACACCATATCTTGTTAATTACTATTCAGGAACCGTTCAATTAACACCATCATCTGACATTTGGACGGATGTTGTTCAATTGGAAGCTAGACAGGTTGAGGATGAAAATCTTACTTCAAGTGAAACCTCTTATGATGGTAGGGATGGATTTAGTCCTGTTATATGGGGAGCATGGGCTGAAATTTGGACAGGTGCAGATGCAACTACTCAAGTAAATACAGTTGATTTAGGATGGGGTGTTGAGGAGACTACAACCACTCTTATTAGCACTCCATATGGAGAAAAACGTAGAACAGGAACAAGAAGTCTTGTTAAGGAAACATTTGATACTACATCTCAAGGTTCTACTGTAATAGGTACTTCTTTAATTTCTTATTTGAGATCTAGGAATATTAGATTCCGTGCTTCTAAATTAAAACCCATGACAAGACTTTATGCTTTCATGGATAGTGAAGATTTGAGTAGTTATATTATTCCAAAACTTCTACAGATTTCTATGGTATCTGGAACATTTGAAAAAGGTGAAACGGTTGAAGGAACTGATGCTGATGGTAACGTACAGATAAAATTTAAAATTAATCAATCAAACCATAAGCATGGTAACGGTCTTGCACCATCGGATACTTATATTTTAAGTCCTTATGATAGATCAATTACTATTCCTCAAGAATATTCATCAACTTCTTCTATTTTGAATGTTGATACATTGAGTCTTGCTGATAAGACAACTGGCGATTTTCATGGTTATGTTACAACTGGATTAAGATTGGTAGGTCAAACTTCAAATGCTGAAGCAACTGTATCAGATGTAAGACTCTTTAGTGATAGTATTGGTTCTGTTATGGGATGTGTTTTTATTCCAAATCCTAATATAGATTCTAATCCTCAATTTGAATGTGGAATGAAAGTCTTTAGACTTACAAGTCATAAAAATAATAGTCAAGTTCCAGGTAACGTTCTTACAGATGCTACAACAGAATTTGAATCTAAAGGTACACTAAGCAAAGAACAGGAAACTATTCTTACAACCAGAAACATTCATACTGAAACTCAAACTCAAGTAGAAAGTCATGCTATAAGAGGAACTCAAACTTCAACAACTAGTACCGCAAGGTCTAATACTAATATTGGTGGATCTTATCAACCTGGTGAAGTAATTGTTAAAGGAGTTAATAATTTGGATTGGGATGATGTTATTGTATTGGATAATAATGGAAATCCTGTATATGATGATACGACTGGAACAGTAACTACAGTTGATGGTGGTGGTGCTCAGATTGTAATTACAACAGTCGATATGAGTGATCCTGATATAGCTGGTCAATCTAATAATGTATCTGTATCACAGATAGTAGATACATATTATGATCAAGATTCTGATGCTAATACTGGTGTACAAGTTTACACACCTATAACCCCAGAAGAATTGGGACATTATGATTACTCAGGTGCAACTAACCCAAATAACCCAACATTAACTGTGAATGATGGTGTTGCATCAATGGTTACAACCAGTATTGCTGATTCCGCAAGTTCAGGTGGAGTAAGTCAGGAAGAACATATCGAAAACATTGTTGGTGGATTATATGTTACTCACTTGGGAAGAATTCCCGATTCTCAAGGTCAGGCATATTGGGTAGATGATATTGTAAGTTTGACTGAAGGTGGTATGAGTTTGGATGATGCAATTGCACAAACTGAAAACGCATTTTCATCTCATCCAGATGTTGTGTCAACTGGTACTGTTGCAAGTGCTGCAGCTGGTCTTCCTTCAGGAACAACAATATCATCTCTTGTTGTTGCAGACTCTTCATTAATACAATATGGTGGTCCATCTGGTATTAATTACACTGACTCTGCTATTAGTGGTGAGTATACTGGATCAACTGATTGGGATAGTCAAGAGATACAAAATCATAGTATTAAAAATCAAATTGCTAACCAAGTTATTGGTGCAACTGCAACTTGGAATGATGAAACAGGTCAATTAGAGGCCGCAGATGTTTTGGGTGATGCTCTAAATGGTGCTTGGTCTCAAGTTGCCCAAGGAAAGCAAACAATTGATGAAGCAGTAGCAGATTTATTAGCAGTTGCTGCAAATCCTAATGTTGGAACCACTGCAGCTTCTATTTGTGCTGATGACCCACTCGCACAATCATTCTTTGTAACTCAGGAAGAAGGTATCTTTGTTACAAGTATAGATGTTTACTTTGGAAGTAAGGATGAAACTTTACCAGTAGTTGTTCAGTTACGTCCAATGCAACTTGGATTACCTACACAGCAAATTTATCCTTTCTCTGAAGTAGTAGTTGATCCACAGTATGTTTATGTTTCTGATGATGCTTCAGTTGCTACACGAATAACATTTGATGGTCCTGTTTATTTGGCTGGTGGTCAATATCATTCTGTTGTTTTATTATCGGCAAGTAATAATTATACAGCATGGATATCAAGAATGGGTGAGACAGATATTACTTCTGCAAATAGACCAGAATCTGATCAAATTATTATTTCTGAACAACCATTATTAGGATCATTATTCAAGTCTCAAAATGGTGCAACTTGGAATCCAAGTCAATATGAAGATCTTAAATTTACTCTTTATAAAGCAGTATTCTCTCCATTTACAGGAAGTGTTAACTTTAACAATCCAGCATTAAATGTAGGAATAGAACAAATTCCAGCACTTACTAAAAATGCTTTTGAAATTGATTCAAATAAAATTAGAGTAGGTTTAGGAACAACTGTAGTTCAATCTGATTTAACTGTTGGTAATACTATCAAGCAATTGGGAAGTAATGCGAGTGGTAATTATGTTGGATCTGCTGGTAGTGCTTTCGGTGTTATGTCCATTACTAACTCTGGTATTGGATATACAGGAAATCAAACTTATAATGGTGTTAGTTTAACTAATATAACTGGAACTGGTTCAAATGCAACTGCTAGTATTAGTATCCAAAATGGAGTTGCAATAGCAGCAACAATTGGTGCTGGTGGAACTGGTTATTCTATAGGTGACGTTGTTACTCCTACTCAAATTGGTAATAACAAGTTAGGAACTAATATGAGATTGTCTATTGGGGACATTCGTGGAGTTAATGAATTAATCATTGACAACGTACAGGGTTCATTTGTTACTGGTGTTGGTAAGACAATTCAATTTGTTAATAGTGCTGGTGTGACAAGTTCTCTTAATAGTGGTATTGGTGGTAATGTTTTACTATCTTCTGATCCTACAGTTCTTACTGATGGACTTCATATTAAAATTAATCAGCATAATCATGGAATGTATTCTACACAGAATATTGTAACAATTAAAGATGCTAAATCTGATATTCCAACAACTAAATTATCTTCTGATTATAGTTCTTCTGATACTGGAACTATTAATGTTTATGATGCTTCTGACTTTGGAACATTTGAAGGTGTTGCAGTTGGAGCAACAACTTTAGGATATGTTAGAGTTGGTAGGGAAATCTTCAGTTATTCTGGAACAACTTCCAATACTCTTACTGGAATTAGTAGTAGAGGAATAGATGGAACACAAGTGGTTAATCATTATCTTAATGATATTGTTGAAAAATATGAATTGAATGGTGTATCTCTATTGAGGATTAATACAACTCATAATCTTTCTGAAGCAACTGTTGCAAATCCTATTGGACTTGACTATTACACTATTAAGATTGATGCAACCAAAAATGGTTTGAATAGATCTACAAGTGAAAGTCTTCCACAACTTCACTTCAATGAAACGAAGTCAACTGGTGGTACTGGCATACTTCCTACAGAAAACATACCATTTGAAATTGTAAGTCCTATCGTTGAGAATATTACTCCTGTTGGAACTAACTTAACTGCTAAGATTAGAACTGTAAGTGGTAATAGTGTTGATGGAACAGAAGTTCCATTCCAAGATCAAGGGTTTGAAGATATTAGTTTGACATCTGATAACTTTATGGATTCTCCTAGAATAATTGCATCACGTATAAATGAGACTACATCATTAGCTGGACTTCCTAATAATAAGTCATTTACTCTTTCTTTAGATTTTACAACTAATAATCCAAATCTTTCACCAATAGTTGATTTGGATAGAATAGGTGTTATTCTGACATCAAATAGGGTTGATAATCCTATTCTTGATTATGCTTCTGATCCTAGAACATCCACTGTTATAGATGATCCAAATGCTTTTGTTTATGCATCTAAAGTTGTTACTTTAGAATCTCCAGCAACTTCGATTAAAATTTATATGACTGGGCATATAAATGTTTCTAGTGACATTAGAGCATTCTATGCTATTTCTAATGATCCTGAACAGGAATTGATTTATAATCCTTTCCCAGGTTACACTAATCTATTATCTTCAGGTCAAATTATAGATCCTTCTAAGAATAATGGATTACCAGATAAGGCACTTCCTAAGACTGATGTTATAGCATATACATCAGATCAGGTTGTATGGAAAGATTATGAGTTCACTATTGACAATCTTGCAAGTTTTAAATACTTTAGTATCAAACTTGTAGGAACATCTACAAATGCTGCTCAACCACCTAGAGTTAAAGATCTAAGGGTCATATCATTAGCATAACATGAAACACATTAATGTAAAAAATCATGCTGGATTAGTACGTGAAAAGGAGAGCACTGCCATCCTTAATGTTGACACCAATGAATATAATAAGTACATTTCTCAACGTCAAGCAAGACTAAAGAGTCACCAAAGAATTGAAGATGTTGAGAGTGATTTGGCTTCTTTAAAGGATGATATTAATGAAATCAAATTTCTACTGAAAGCACTAACAAATGGCTAAAAATACAATTACCTTTGATACTACTTCTGGAGTTGCTTATGGAGTTAATTTAACTCTCAATACTGGAGCAACATTTCAGAGTGATTATTCAGTTGTTAATCCTTCTGGAACTGCTTTTAATTTTACTGGTTGGTCAGGATCTTCTCAACTTGCTAAAAGTGTTGCTATTGGTTCTTCAATGCACGCTATAAAAACCTTTAATGTCGGTTTTACAAGTGCAGCATCAGGAGAATTTAATATATCTCTAGGTGCTACAGATACTACAGGAATTCCTGGTGGTAGATATGTATATAATGTTTTAGTAAGTTCTGGTACAACAACATACAATATTATATCAGGAAATGTGTTAGTTATTCCAGGTATATCATCAGCTCCCTAAATACAATTGAAGGAACTACTTATAGATAAATGGCGCAACCAAAGACACGAGGAGAGTTAATTGATTATTGTAAAAGAAAGCTTGGTGCGCCTGTTTTAGAAATAAATGTTGCCGATGAGCAAGTAGAAGATATTATAGATGATGCAGTGCAGTTCTTTCAAGAAAGGCATTTTGATGGTGTATACCAAACTTATATGAAGTATAAGGTTACACAAGATGATATTGATAGAGGAAAAGCAAGGGGTGGTGATAATAATCCAGTTGGAATTGTAACAACAACAGTCGATACAACAGTAGGTCTTACAACTCAATTTAATTTTGAGGAGAATAGTAATTACTTACCAATGCCTCCAGAAGTAATTGGTGTGACTAAGATATTCCATTTTGATGGGACTAATACTATCACTAACAATATGTTTAGTGTTAAGTATCAGATGTTCTTGAATGATATTTACTATTGGGGTTCTACTGAACTTTTATCATATGCAATGGTCAAAACATATCTACAGGATATTGAATTTTTACTTACAACTCAAAAACAAATACGATTTAATAAGAGACAAGATAGATTGTATATGGATATTGATTGGGGAAGTATGAGTGTTGGTGATTATATTATTATTGATTGTTTTAGATTATTGAATCCTTCAGAGTATCCTAAAGTATGGAATGACTCATTCTTGAAACCATATGCCACTGCTTTACTTAAAAAACAATGGGGTCAGAATCTCATTAAGTTTCAAGGTGTTAAATTACCTGGTGGAGTAGAGTTGAATGGTCGTGAGATATATGAAGATGCTGAAAAGGATTTAGAAAAGATAAAAGAAAATATGTCCAATACTTATGAACTTCCACCATTAGACATGATAGGTTAGTATAATGGTTCTTAATCCATATTTTCAACAAGGGGCTACAACTGAACAGAATTTAGTTCAGGATTTAGTAAACGAACAACTTCGTATGTATGGAGTTGAGGTTTATTATATCCCTAGAACCTATGTTACAAGCAAAACAGTACTAAAGGAGGTTATTGAGTCTAAGTTTGAAAATGCGATCCCTCTAGAGGCATACGTGGACTCCTACGATGGTTATGAGGGTCAAGGTGTATTGATGTCTAAGTTTGGAGTACAGGGATTGCATGACTTAGGATTGATAATATCTAAAGATAGGTTTGAAAGTTATATTACTCCATTGATAAAGAACATACCAAATATAAAATTAGCAACTAGACCAAAGGAAGGAGATCTAATTTGGTTCCCTCTTGGTGATAGGTTATTTGA